AAATTGTTCGAAAATGACTCGCAAATGGGGGATATAGTCGAGGATTCAGGCGACTTAGACCTTGGAGATACTGAATCAAGTGTTTTTGCCATGATATATCTACTTTATGGCTTATATAGTGACCTCGCCAAGAATGAATTATCATCAATTCCTGACAACTTACCTGAAAACTTATCAATGTGACGTATATAAATATAGATAATGACCTAAAAAGTATGTGATTATTGCTAATAATTGCCCCTATTTACATAGGTTAAAAACATAAGTGGCTGTTAGCTAGCACTTTAGGTTGTTTGGCTGGCAAAAACAAAAAAAGCACCTCACGGAAATGAGCACGCACCGCTGAATAATGGATATGAGGTGCAAATCGAAAGATCGACGGAAATATGACGTTAGGGCACTTTGGTCCTTTGCCTTCCCTCACATTATATATAAATTCGCATTATGAAAAAGACGGTTGATGAAATGGATGGCACTAATGCAATGCAATGGGCAAGAGAGATAAGTAAGTTGCCTGATGGTTACTTTACTGTCGTCTTTTTTCAGTACAACCGAACTCAGCAGGTAGCATCTGATAAACTCGTGGTAAAAGTGCACTGCAAATACAGAACACAGTTGCCTCGCGAACGCTACTCGGTTGACTCAGAGAACTACTTTCTTTTCGAGGACGAGAACGGAGAACCAAAGATGTGTTATCGTATCCTAATCAGATACATGGGCTTTCCGCAAGATGGATATAAACTACATAAGATAAATTGGTTATGAAAGATAGTATAGAGGTTAGAGGTAATGCAGGTTGCTATCTAAATGATGGAAACGTTATCTCATTTCAAATGGGCGAAGGTCAACAGATCTTTGACAGTCCTGGTCTAATGATACCTACGAATGGTAGTATGATGCCATTGCACGAGCATACATATCTTGGTGTTGCAGGATATCAGGTTTGTTGTCGTGGTCATAATAATGCATTGGTCGATGAAGTTACTCGTGACATCAAGCAGAACCGTCTCCTTCCTAGATTATACGACAAGGAAATTAAAATGCTATATGGTCATGGTCCTGCAGTATTCCGTGAGAATATAGTAGACGGTAAATTAAAGAGAGAGTATGAGAAGATACCTGCGATATCAGACTGGCTTAATAGTTGGCAGGACAGAGGTATAGAATGTTCTGTACAGGAATTCGCTAAGGCTTGCATTAAGAACTACTATTACTTTAGAGATGTATTTGTTAAGTGGCGGTTCTCTCGTGGCAAGAGACTAGGCATGATGCCTGTCGCTGGTCTTGAAATTCTTGATAACAGATATTGCAGACTTGCTACAGATCGTACTGATGTCGCAAGTCAGTTGACAACTTACAGTGACTTTAACTATATTGCTTACGGTCGTTGGGGATATGGAATTGGAAGCTATAAAATCTATCCGAAGTTTAATCTCTCGCAGGTTGATAAGTATAATAATGTTGCAATATCCCATCATAGAGAACGTAGTGTAGATGAGTTTTACGGTGTGAACGAAACACACCAGGGCGCACGACCTTACATACAAGGTAGTAACGAGACAGCGAAGTATATCAATTCCTTCTTAAAGAATTCAATCGCTGCGAAGATCCATGTAATAATACCTAACGCATGGGTGGCTTCTAAGCGCAGTCAGATTGCTAAGTTATGCGATGAGAATAAATCCCGAAAGGCTAAGAAATTAGATCCTCTTACTTATAATGGTATAGATATTGGATTAGATTATCGAGAATCTACTCTGATTAAATACATGAAACTTGAACTCCGCAAGATAAGTGATTATTTGAGTGGCGCAGATAATCAGGGGAAAGCTTATTCTACCGTCTCTTTCACAGATGGGCAAGGGCATGAACAGACATGGAAGATAGAGACTATTGATCTGAAGTATAAGGAATACATTGAAGCTTTAATATCTTACGATAAGCGTACAGAAGAAGCGCTACTCTCTTCAGTAGGTCTTGATGCAGCGATATCTGCTGTTAGTAAAGATGGTATAATTAGTAAGTCCGGGTCAGACTCTTACTACAATTATCTTATCTATATCATGAGTCTTACCTCGGAAGATGAGATATGTGCTGAACCTTTGAATCAGGTGCTGAAGGTTAACTTCCCTCAATATTACAATCAGGGATATCGCATTGGATTTTATCGAGAGGTTCCAGAACGGCAGGAGGATATTTCGCCAAATAACCGTATAAACAAACAACAATCATAGTTATGTTACAAGATATATTCGCAGATCTAGCTACTTTCGGCAAGTATGCTCCAGGCATTGATACGACTTTAAGCCTGACAGACTTAGAGCCATCTGGCAAAAGTGCACAAAAAAGAATCTGCTCTATCATTACTGATAGAGTTTATAAATCAATTGTTGATTCCAAAAATGAAGATCTACTTGATTCATTGCGTGGTGCAGTCGCTAATCTTACACTTAACATTCAGCTTGTTTTCTCGGCTGTAAAAAGACGCATGGATGATGTAAATCTTTATAAATATGAGCTCGAAGATATGCGCCGTGCGTATGTTGAGAACTATTATAACAGTATTGATACACTGATTCGGCAACTGTCTGAACAAGATAATTCGGAATGGAAAGAAACTCGATATTATAAGCTAATAACGAGCTGCCAGATTAAATCTGCAGATGAATTTGATACGATATATCCTATAGATGGATCATATCTATTCTACTTCCGTACAGTTCCGCTGCAGAAGGAATCTATCGACGAACGATTCTCTACATATTTTCAGAAGGCAAATGATAATGAGAATATTCTTGCAATGTTAAAGCTCGCCCTTGCAAAAAAAATAGTAGCAAAGGCTCTGATGAGATTCGATATATTAGAGTTCCCTGCAACAATACGTAACTTGTTCGCTGAAAACAAGAGTACCAGGCAAGGCAAAGATGAACGTGATGCTGCTGTTACTCTCTCTCAGACCCTTGATAATGAAGTTGATGCGCTTATTCAGTCTGTAGATACACTGTTGTCTACGACCGAAACTTCAAATGATTTTTGTTCAAGCTCTGCATTCAATACACCTGATGATACAATATTTATGATGCCATGACGGATATCGAACTTTTTGCAAAAGGGAAAAAATATGTAATACCTAACAGCTGGGATGCATTGAATTCTGATGTCTATATAGGACTTGTCAAAAATCTGTTATTGATGAGCGCTGGTCAACTCAGTGCTGGGGAAGTTCGCATCAGATTACTTTGTGCTCTGATGAACTGGAAATTAGAAAAATTCAAAAAAGAAGATTCTATTGCAAGTCTTGTGGCACTATCAGAGCAGTTAACATTCTTGTTTACTATTCAATATCCTGATCCAGAAGTTTTGTCAGTTTTAAAATCTGACGAACGTGAAAAATATCTTCGAGTAGATCCTTTTTCCATTAAAACAAGATATGCGGATATCCTTAAAAAGCAAGACTATCGATATGTTGTAGATTTGTGCTTTGCAAAGCAGATGATTCCAGAACTTAAAGTCGGAGGAAAAGTATACAGGGGATACGATATTGATACTAGCTATAACACGTTAACCTGCAGCTTAACCGCATTGCAATACATCGAAGCTCGTTGTATCGATATTGATAATATAGAGACATTGCCTTTACTCGTTGCGATATTATATTATCCTCGTAACAAGGCTTATGATTCAGGATGTGCACATCGACTTGCCAAGAGGTTCTCTCGATTATCAACAGAAGTTCTCTATGCAATATCATTCAACTTCCAAGCCTTCAATAACTTTGTTTTTACACAAACAGACTTTTCCCTGCTCACAAAATTCAAACCGCAGGCAGATAAATCTATTACTACAGATGCATCTGATGCTTTATATGAATTATCAAAGGATGGACTTGGAGACGCTCGACAAATTGAACAGATGAATATTATCACGTATCTGCGTGTACTGCGTAAAAATACCATCACCGCTGTTAAGTCTCTCAGTGGAATGGGAATGGATAAATTGAAGATAAGTACAGAGGTAGGCTTACCTATCAATATAATAGATAATATATTATGATTCTTGATATTTTTAAATATTTCGCCAAATTTCCTGATAAGGAAGGTGTTAAGGCGATGGCTACAATGGGCTCTAGTAGTATGTCTGGTTATGCTGACCTTATTACATGGATTAACAACTTGCCTGATTCTGGATTGATTCCGGATCTTAAAAATTATGTGTATGGGCAATCGTTAGAAGAGCTGAAGTCTCGTATTGGGAATTTATACGGCAGTTGGCTATTTGTTGATTATGGAGAATTTTCAACTACAGACAGCGGTAATTCTATGCGTACGTCCGAGAAAATAGCTATAACAATAGCCTGTAAGATGAACACCACATCCGACCAGCTCGAAAAAATGCTTGTTGCAGAATCAACATTGCAAATGCTTCGCAATCTATATGCTCGTTTGATTTCTGATGCAGAAAATGGAGACCTGTTTTTTTCTTCTCGTGAGAACATCAAGAACTCCGACATTGTGCCTTTCGTTGCGTCAGAACTTAATTCTGTTGGATGGACACTCATGATTGATTGTGATGCGTCTGATTCTCTTAAAATAAAGGAGTTGAGTCGGTCCTTTGATACTACTAGGTAATATTGTAATTTTGTAACATAAAACGAATTAAATATGAAAAAGATACCAATGATATGTTTTGTTTCTCTTCCCCTTACTGTTATTGTAGATTCGTTTAAATATATCTACAGCGATTGGGAATTTGCAAAATGGATAGGAGTTGCCGTTTTGCTCGACACGGTTTTGGGCGTCATCAAGCACTTTATACATAAGGACACTAATTCTGATGATTTCTGGTCAGGTTTCTGTCGCAAGATTTGTGCATATATCGCACTGATGATCTTAACTAATATCCTTACGAACTTTCGTGTGAATGGGAGCGTTGTCGGTGAGACGCACTGGATGAGTAATTATCTATGTACATTCATGATAGTGCGTGAAGCGATCTCGGTGATGGAAAATATAAATGCTATCATCAAGATACTTCCATCTGGTCTCCTTAAAAGGTTTCGGGACTTCAACGATGCTGGAGAGTACATTAATAGTAAGAAAAATAAAACAGAATAAATATGGCTACAATTACGCAGCGTGCATTTGCACGCAAAGTATATGCTGCAGCTCAGGCTGTAGACATTGCACCTGAATTTGAGACCGCTCAAGCTATACTTGAATCAGGCTGGGGAAAGTCTGCGGTTGGCAAGTATAACCTATTTGGCATCACAAAAGGCTCTTCGTGGACTGGCAAGACTATCCTGGTACTCACACATGAAAAAATGGCTGAAAAGTAAAAATGAACTAAATTCTGCTCTATTGGGAG